GCTATAATAACTCCTAAAGAAACAGTTAATGCTGTTAAACTCTTTGCTATCTCTTGCCAAGACATTCCGCCTAATGCTTTCAACGCCTGTGCCAGAATCATCATAGCGCCAGCGACGTCTAGCAAAGCGAGTGATTGTATAAATATGTTTTTAGGTAGTGCTATAAAAGCCAACGTCACGATAGCAAGAGCTGAGCCTAAGGATATCAATCCTCTGCTCATTTCTTCCCATGACATATTGCCCATCTTTATAATAGCAGCTGCAAATAGGTTCATAGCAACACCTAGAATAGTTAAACTAGCTGCTGTTGCGATTACATTTTTAGCGTTACCGGCAACGTTTATAAATATCGCAATAGAAGTTAACATAACCGCAAGTCCGGAAAGTCCTTTAACCAAATCACCAAGATTAATACTGCTTAATTTTTTTACTGCACCGGCTAAGACAGTTATGGCAGCTGCTAAAAGTAGAATTCCGACACTTTTTATTGCTCCCATTCCACTTAGATCAGCAACCTTCATAAATAACACTAACTCGGCCATTAAGACGCCGACTCCGACTAATCCTTTGGCTAAGTCGGCAAGATCCAGACCTCCTAACTGTTTTACAGCTTGGGTAAGAATAAGAATTGCTGTGCCAAATATAATAAAACCTACGGACGCCGATATCAGACTTTTTGAACTTNTTTCNAATGCTTTTGANGTTTGTATTAAGATAACNGATAANCCCGCCACGCCAACAAGGCCTTTAATTACACCATCCCAATCAAGATTACCCAACTTTTCCATTGCCGATGCAAGTATNAGAACTGCTACAGATAAACCTATCATTCCNGTTGTGATTTTTGTCATCGCTAAAAAACCACGAGGTCCAGTTAGAGTGCTAAACGCTGACATAGCGGCAAAGAGTTCTACAAACATTACCGTCATAGCGCCTAACGAAACTGTAAGTTTTTCGGAATCTATCATCGATATAGTTAACAACGCGGCAGCTAATATACCTATAGATATAGCAATTTTTAACAACACATTCGCTTTTAAATTGGATTGATAAGCTTCAAGACAACCTCTAACTCCATCAAAGATGCCAGTAATACCAGATAAGAATCCTCCGGCACTATCTGTTATCTTTGTTAATGAATCTATGAACTTTTTAATTCCATATAATATTGCAGCGAATAAACCATTGTTTATCAAATCAAATATAGAATTGAAATTGGCATCGTTTAGCGATTTAAATATACTGTCNCTCAATCCACTCAATATNTTACCGATTGTAGANGCTAGATTGTAGAAGAAAGAAANGAATTTTTCAAAAGCTTCGCCAAGTTTAATTAAAGGTTGAAATCTCTTTTCTATTTGTCCNGTAAACTCNTCAATACCAGTCATGTCTGGTGCTCTGACAGCTTTAAAAAGCATTTGCTATCAGATCAGTAAACATTACGATNCCTTCTGCAACTGGTTTTAAGACTTTACCGATGTTTTGGATTACGTACATTAAACGTGTCTGAAGACTTTAATGCGTCACGAATAGCAACAATGAAATCTCCAACACCTCCAGTTACTGAAAGAAAACTACCGGTAACTGGAAATAATGCTTTGACAAGAGAAATAAGACCCCCAGCGATTGCGGTTAAAGCCATCTTACCAATATCAAGAAGAGCGAAGAAACCTTTGAATGTATCTTTGATGTTTTTAGCAGTTTCGTCTCCTATTTTGAGACTTTCTGTAAAATTCTTAAGTCCTTCTGTCATAGAGACTAATTGTGCGCCAGTTATTGAAGGAAAGATTTCTCTAAAAGCTTCTCCAATGGGTTTTAAAATTCGTCCCAATGCTTCAAATGAGTTTCTAAACGAATCAATAAGTGCTGCACGACCGCCATTATCTTTCCAAAACTGCAACATCTCATTGCGAGCATCTGCTGATTTATCGATGAGACCGCCGAATACATCACTGATTTCAGTCAAAAGAGTTTTAGCTTCCTCGAAGTCGCCAATAATAATTTCCCAGCTTTTACCCCATCCAGACTGAGCGGACTCTTTCAAAGTGTCCCATAACTGAGTAAAAGTTTTGACTTTAGTGGCGGCGTCTTCCATAGCTTGAGCTTCCGTCATAAGAGCATCAGCCTGCTCCTGAGTCCATTTACCAGACTCCATCATACTCTTGGCGTATTTAGTCGCACCATCGACAGTGAATTTATTCAAAGTCTGATTCAAAATATCAGCGGAAAGCCATCCTTCTTGTAACGAATCTCTAAACGAGCCATTTGNTTTNATAATTTGGTCTACTGCAATACCATGTTCTCTAGCTGTCTGCTTAAGAGCTTCTTGAAACTTCTCGCCACCCATACCAGCATTTACGACCGAGTTCCAGTCCATAAGTTTTACCGTACCAGTTGCTAATGCNTGAGAAAGCTGGTACATTGCCGTCGATGCNTGCTGTGAAGACGAACCNGATGCCGCNGCCAAATTAGCAATACCTTGAATNGCTTTTGCNGANTCTTCCAAACCAACTCCNGCNGCCGTNAAGGTACCGATATTGCGGGTCATCTCAGCGAANTTGTAAATCGTCTTATCNGCATATGTATTNAACTCGTCGATGACTCGCGTAACGTCCTTCATAGTCGTGCCCTTACTTGCNGTATTGGACATGATCGTCTGAATGGCATTGATCTTGGTTTCATACTCTGAGAAGCCCATCTTAATAGGATCAATAGTTAAAGCCGTAACGATCCTCTTTCCGGCATTAATTGCAGAATTGGTAATATTTGCGAGGGCTGTTACTGCCATGACCTCAAGAGCCGAAAACTTGATACGGATAAGTCCTGACATGCTGTCATAACTTCCGGTCATATTCAAACTTTGTTTAAGTCTATCAAGAGTTGACATTGTAGTTTTAACATTTGACTCAAACTGTTTATTGTCAAACTGCATCTCAACAACTCTTGAATCGATTGTCCTGCTCATAGCTTAGTAACCTCCCTCCATGCGTCATTTACGATTTTGTCAAAAATAGGCTGAATAGCAGGATTGATGTAATCTCGCCCCTGTACCCAGCCGCCGTTACGAGTTCCATGTCCATACTGTAGAATGATAGCTATTGGAACTCCATTTTGAATATTTGAGTTATAGAAAGTAATCGTCGCTGATCCTTGTTTATTAAGTATGTCATAATGCCATAAATTAGCTGTTTGTCCGGAGTCTACGGGTGTTGCAGACGCAAGGGCGGCTACTCCCTCTCGACCATATTTGTCAAGATCTCCGACGCGAACAGCCTCTTTTGCTCTCTCTAAGAAACGTGTCAGTTTAGAGAAGTCACCCTTTTGTCTGAACCTTATCATATAAAATTCTCCTTTTAGAGAAGTTAAGTTGTACCGCTGTTTGACGTTGAGACACTTGTATTCTTTGAAATGACATCGACAATAGTCCCTATAGCATCCGATGCTGTTTGCAGTTCTGCATTGCTATCTTCAAAAGCAATCTTAATAGCAGCAGCAAGTTCCTCCACAGAAATCTTTCCGTCACTATTAGAGTCCGCAGATGCAATCCGCAGCTTAAACTTCTGGTAGATGTATATAGAGGCAGGGATTATCGCGATGATTGCGCTGGCAATGCTCGAAGCGGTATTGTTGCTCCCATAAATCAGATTGACCGCCGCGAGAGCAAATGCGCCAATAACACTCCATAATGTCGCACTCGTTTTAAGTTTTGTAATAATAGTGTTCATTATTATCCTCCTGTTCTAAATTGCGGGGCTATTATTGTTGCCCACGCTATCCTGCTTGAAATCTGCAGCCTTTGCCGATTCAAAAGTTATTCCACCTTCTTTGTGATCCGACTTCGCAAGGTTGAGATACCCAGTAAGACCGGCTCCGATGATTACCTCGGCCAGACNGACAGAAGCCGTAAGCCACGCTGCCGTGGAAGTATACTCGTTTCTAATGCAGTAATACATCAGGACGAGAGCCTCCTGCGCGATNATAAATCCAGCAAGTACGACCAGAAGTGTCATTACCTTGCTCCATTCGCGCTTCTTCACAGGCGCGGAGGTTTCATGCTTGCCCGGTTCCATTATGCTTTACCCATGATCTGAGCGAAGCGGTAAAGTACCGTTACAAACTGCTCACGAGTCAGAAGATCCTCCCACATATAGTTCGGATTTCCGTCCTCTCCGGTTCCGCCTCCAGCAATTAAACCGATTTCAGTAGCCCAGGTTCTAGCCTCTTTACTGTATGTGTTGCTGTCGTTGTCCTTCAACTCCTGCCGCATTTCCAACCAGAGCTCCTTAAATTTTTCAACGTCCATATCATCATCCTCCGTATTTGTTTTAGTATTAAGCCGCTTGTTGACCTCATCTGCTATTTCCCCATGCCGGTTATATAACCAGTCGCCAGGGCATGATTTGGATGCAAACCATCTATGTACTGTCATATTCTGTTTATCTATCTGCCCGATTAGATCCTTATCAGCCTTCCACAACAATGCTTCAATATTGTTTCTCTTGCATATATCCACCAAAAGGTCGATCAGTGATGCGTATGCCTCGTCAGACACAGGCCACGGATCGGCGGCTACAGTATTAGCCACTTCAATAGTGATCGCCCTGTTATCATTAGATGAAGATGAGGTACACCATGATCGATCGGCTTCNTCAACATACANTGCAATACGTCCGTCGCTGCCNATCCCATAATTACTGCTNGCTTTACGAGCCGGGTTNGCGAAAAGATTNCCGCATCTCTCAACACTAAGATTTCCAGCCATGCAATGAATAGAGATGGTATCAATNACGTGATTACGCTTGCCNGANTTATTCGGTGATAAATTTGTATATGTTGCTAGTGAACTATTACTCATTTATTTACCTCCTTCCTTGCATATTTATCCTTTTGTATTTAACTGTTTTCTACGAGCTGCATTCAAAGCAGCGTTTCGACTCATTATGTCTTTCTTACTTCTCTTCTTTGGTGGCTGATTCTTAATATTACAAACTTTAATTAAAGTAAGAAGACGATTAAGATGCCACTTCTGACACTCAAATGGAATGTTTAACGCAATCATCCAATAATAAATAAGCTCAGCTGTAATTTGCTCTCTACTTGTTTTACTGGTTTTTTCATCTGAAAAATAAGTGGCTGTCATCGGGGCTTCTATATATTCGTTAATCTCGCTAATGTTCCCATTGGTAAGATAGTTATATACTTCTGAATCCACGTTCTGCGTAAGAGTCATAAATTTTATGTAATCCAAAGTTTCTTCGGACGTTTTATTATCCTTAGTCAGAAACGCTTTACACCATTTAGACTCCCATTTTGAAAGAGAGACGAGGGAATGCTCCAGTGACAACGTCTGCTCTTTTGTGGTGATAAACTCTTGTTTTTGCTCATCCCATTGTTCAACTGCCGGTATTGTAATCCGAAGCATTCTCAACCCTCCCAATATTTTTACTGATGCGTAGCTGGAGCCGTCGCCAAATTAGCAGTGTCTACCGGAATAATACCGTTCACAAACTTAGCTGCTGCATCCGCATCTGTTGCCAATTCCATAAATAATTGAGAATATGCCTCTGTCTGAGAAAAAGCTGTAGAAAGATCTTCAGATTTGATAAACCTCTTTCCATCCGGAGATTTTTCACCGTAAGCCTTAAGAATGATCTCTTTGAATGTCTTGATGATTCTTTCGCCGTCCTGGGCAGCGACGATCCGGTTGAGCATTTGGGTCATGCCCCCGGAAACACCCATCTCCATTTCCAAGACCTCTGCCTTGGAAAGATTAAAATAAAAATCCTCAGT